TTACGAATAGACTCTGAACAATTTAGTGCTATACCTGACAGGTCATATCGTATTCGTGGAGTAAAAGTAAGAATCCCAGGAGCAGGTGCATCTAGTTCTGGCACTCCTACTGTTGACCTACAGACAGGAAGAGTTGTTTATCCAAGCGGATATATTTTTAATGGAACGATGGGTGCAGCCCAATGGTGTTCATGTCCTTCTTTAATTCTGCTTGATCTTCTGACGACTGAAAGATATGGATTTGGTACACATATCAAAGACGCTAATCTTGATTTGTTTAGTTTTATTGCAGCTAGTAAATATGCAAATGAATTAGTAGATGACGGATTTGGTGGTCAAGAAGCAAGATTTAGTTGCAATGTAAATATTCAAGGTTCTTCAGACGCATTTAAATTAATAAATGAGTTAGCTGGAGTGATGAGATGTTTTCCTATTTGGTCTGAAGGTTCTGTTTTTATATCTCAAGATAGACCAACCGATCCAACATATTTATTTAGTTTGGCAAATGTAGGTGAAGGCGGTTTTAGTTATTCAGGTAGTAGCTTGAAGCAGAGAAATACAGTAATAAATGTCAGTTATTTTAATATGGATAGTAGAGAAATAGATTACGAAGTTGTAGAAGATACTACTGCACAAGCTAAATTAGGCATAATCAAAAAAGATATAAAAGCTTTTGCCTGTACTTCTCGTGGGCAAGCCCAAAGATTAGGGAAGGCAATACTTTTCAGCCAGCAAAATGAGTCTGAAATAGTTACATTTACAACATCAATAGATTCTGGAGCGATTGTAAGACCTGGATCTGTAATCTCTATCAATGATCCAGTTAGAGGAGGAGAGCGTAGAAGTGGTCGAATAAAATCTGCCACAACTACTACTATTACTGTAGATAATATTGTTGACTTAAATACTTTTACTGGCAGTAATAAAAAATGTAGTGTGATAATGCCAAATGGATCGGTAGAAACAAAGAACATTACAGGTATTATCAACAACGTCATATCTTTAGATTCTGCTTTATCTACAACGCCAAATGTAAATAGCATTTGGCTTATTCAAAGTTCTACATTAGAAGCACAAACTTTTAGAGTAGTAACTGTTGAAGAAAAAGACGGTATTAATTTTACAATTACAGCACTTACTTATATTGATGGAAAATACGCAAATATCGAGCAGGGCATTAGTTTACCTACAAGAAATATTTCATTGTTAAATGAATTAAAAGAACCACCAGCAAACTTACAAGCATCAGAAAGAATTGTTGTTATAAACGCTTTAGCTGTTGCAAAACTAATATTGTCTTGGGTATCTGTCACAGGTGTTAGTCAATATCTTGTTCAATACAGATTTAATAGTACTAACTGGGTAAGTGAAATTGTATTTAGACCTGATTTTGAAATATTAAATACTGAAGCTGGAACTTATGAATTTAGAGTTTTCTCTTACAATTCAGGCTTAAAACTTTCAGCAACTTCTACTGATCTTACTTTTAATGCTGTAGGTAAAACAGATCCACCTGGTAATGTACAAAACTTATCTATGGAACCGATTACTAATAAATTAGTAAGGTTAAGATGGACTCAAGCTGTTGATCCAGATGTTCTTCACGGAGGACGGGTTTATGTAAGGCATAGTAATCTGACGGACGGAAGCGGCACGTTCCAAAATTCTGTTGACCTTGTTACTGCCCTTGCTGGTAATACTACAGATGTGGTTTTACCGAGTTTAGAAGGAGAGTATATTTTAAAATTTCAGGACGATCAGGGAAACTTTAGTGTTGGAGAGGCTTCTATTATTCAGGACTTACCTGATTTAGTTGATACTCAAGTTATTCTGCAAGACAGAGAAGATTTAGATAGCCCTGCATTTCAAGGCACAAAAACAAATACAACATTTAGTAATACTGCTAGTGCTTTACAACTTACAAATCCAGCCACAAATCAAACAGGAGAATACGCTTTTAAAGATATTTTAGATTTAGGTGCTGTATTTTCTCTTGATTTAAAAAGAGTAATTCGTTCTGTTGGTTTTGTCACGGGAACAGATATAGAAACTTTAATACCAAGCGGATCGTTTTGGGATAATTATGCTCTTAACGGTAATTTTGATGGACAAGCAGCAGATGAAGCTAACTGTCAGATACAAGTAGCAACATCACAAACAGCATCAGGATCTTTTGGAGGATTCAATAACTTTGCTAATGGTACATTTAAAGGTCGTAGATTTAAATTTAAACTTTTACTTGAAACAACAAATACAGCACAAAATATGAACGTACAGCAAGCAGGTTATACAGCAGAGTTTCAATCTAGAACAGAACAAAATTATCAAACAGGAAGCGGAACATCTACTGCACCGCAGCAATCTGGAACATCTGCCTCTGGGAAGACAATAACATTTGGATCACCATTTTTTGTCGGAACTTCTGGTTTGGGAGGAGCAAATGCTTTTCTTCCTTCTATTGGAATTACAATACAAAACGCTGAATCAGGCGATTTCTTTACTATTACAAATGTTTCTAGTTCAGGGTTTACAGTAACAATTAAGAATGGTACAAGTTTTGTAGATAGATCTTTCACATTTTCGGCTGTAGGATATGGTAAAGGGGTGTAATATGGAGAAAAGTATTCTGTAAATGAGCCAAGTATCAGATTACAATATAGCTAATGCGTCAGGAGCTTCTGTAAGAAGTGACCTCAATGCTGTTTTTGATGCAATAAAAACTCTTAATAGTGGTGGTACAGATCCGACAAACCCAGAGGCTTTTATGCCTTATGTTGATACTGGTGATAACAATAATTTAAAAATTAGAAATGCTTCAAATAACGGATTTACAACTGTTGGTTCTATTAATGAAGCAAATTTAGGTTTATTACCTAGATCAGGCGGTACTATGACAGGTCAGATTCTAGGTGATGACGGATCGGTTGCGGGTTCTCCAGCTTTTGCATTTGATGGAGATGCAGACACAGGAATGTTTCAATCTGGAGCCAACAATATAGGTTTTTCAACTGCTGGAGTTGAGAGAGTTGTTATAGACAGCACTAGCTTATCAGTAAGGAATCAAGCAAGAATTACATTTAAAGAGTTAGCTTCAAATGGAAGCAGTTTTGTAAGTTTAAAATCACCTGCTGCTTTATCTGGCAATGTAGAGTTGACTTTACCTCCAAGTATTGTTAATGGAGGTTTTCTTCAGACAGATAATTCTGGTAATTTAAGTTTTCAAATTGTAGCTGGTGTTCCTACTGGTGCTGTTTTTTGTGTAGCAGTAGCAACGATTCCAAGTGGTTATTTAGAGTGTAACGGCACAGCAGTCAACAGATCTACTTTTGCAGCTTTATTTGCATTAATTGGAACGCAATATGGAGCGGGAAATGGTAGCACTACTTTTAATTTACCTGATCTAAGAGGTGAGTTTGTTAGAGGTTTTGATAATGGTAGAGGAGTCGATTCAGGAAGAAGTATTGCTAGTAGTCAGACAGCACAAAACCAATCTCACAGTCACGGTGCTAATGCAAATGCAACCTCAAATGTAAACGATCCAGGTCACAAACATAACGCTAGAGGTTATGGAAACCAAGACGATGGAGGTAATCAATTTACTGGTAGTAATAACTCTGCAACTAGAGATAATGCTATAAATAATGCCAATACTGGTATTTCTGTTTCTACCAATGTATCAGTAAGCGTAGCGAATGAAGGAGGCGAGTCCAGACCACGCAACGTAGCTATGATGTACATTATTAAAGTTTAACTATGGCAATAGCACCTGGAACATATAATATGACTGTTCAAAGAAGATCAGATCATAGTATTCAACTTGTATTCAAAGATAGCACCAATGCTGCAATAAACTTAACTGGTTTTACTGTAGCTGCACAAGTTTGGGAAGAAACACGCACCACGAAATTTGCTGATTTTACTGTGGCTTATACAAACAGAACAACAGGAACAGTTGATATTTCTTTGACAGATACTCAGACTGCTACATTTAGTCCAAATGTTTTAAAATATGATGTTGCTCTTACGAATGGAAGTGGTTTGAAAGAATATTATTTAGAAGGTACTATATTTGTATCAGAAGGTTATACAGCATGACTTCAGTAAACATTACAACTACTAAAAATACTGTAACAGTAAATGAAGGTGATACTACCGTTGTCACTGTTGCAACTCAAGGCCCACAAGGACCTGCGGTAGCTGGTGTCAACTTTGATATATCTGGCAAGGTTGACGATGCAGTTCTGTACTATCACGCTGCTTCTGATACCATAAAAGCAGATAACACAACCACCAAACTTACACTCGTAGACGGAGGAAACTTCTAAAAATGGCTAACACAGTACGCATAAAAAGATCAACAGGATCTTCAGCACCAACAAGCCTTGCAAATGCTGAGTTAGCTCATGCAGAAGGCTCCGATATTATCTTTATTGGTAAAGGTACAGGTGGAGCAGGAGGTTCTGCTACAACGATTGAAAAAATTGGTGGAAAAGGAGCATTTTTTGATAAAGATACAGTACAAAATGCAAATAAAGTTTTAGGTGGACCGACTTCTGGAAGTGATGCAGCACCAACATTTAGAGCTTTAGTTTCAGATGATATTCCTTCATTAGCTCATACAAAAATTTCAGACTTTGACACTGGTGTAAGAGTAAACAGGTTAGATCAAATGGCTGCACCAACAGCTTCAGTTTCGCTTAACAGTCAGACAATAACTAATTTATCTGACCCTGTTAATACTCAAGATGCTGCAACTAAAGGTTTTGTTGAAGCCACTTCCCAAGGACTTGATGTTAAAGATTCTGTAAAAGTAGCAACAACTGCAAACATAACAATATCAACTGCACTTAATAGTGGAGATTCTATAGACGGTGTTACTCTTGCCGATAACGATAGAGTTTTAGTAAAAGATCAATCTACACCTAGCCAAAATGGTATTTATATTGTTGGATCGTCACCAGCTAGATCGAGTGATTTAGCTGCTGGTGCAGATGCAGCAGGGATGTTCACTTTCGTAGAGCAGGGAACTGTTAATGCGGATAACGGTTTCGTCTGTACCAGTAATAAAGGATCAGCCGTTGTCGGAACAAACTCATTAACTTTTGCTCAGTTCTCAGGTGCAGGTCAGGTGACAGCAGGTGACGGTTTAGATAAGTCTGGAAATACTTTATCTGTTGACTTGAAAGCAAATGGTGGACTTGTAATTGAGTCTACTGAAATTGCTATTGATTTAGCTGCAAGTTCTATAACAGGAACTTTACCTGTTACTAAACTTACAAGTCTGACCTCTACTGTCACTGAATTAAATGTATTAGATGGAATCACTTCAACTACCGCAGAATTGAATTTATTAGATGGTGCAACTTCAGCTACCTCAACAACACTTGCAGCAGCAGATAGATTAATAGTTAATGACGCTGGAACGATGAAACAGGTTGCATTATCTGATCTGGTAACATTTTTGGAAGATGAAAGTGCATCTAGTTTCAATATTGACGGTGGAACTTACTAAGTCATAGGAGGTAAAAGCCAATGGCTAACACAATCAAGTTTAAAAGAGCTAGTGGTAGCGATCCAAGTGCAAGTGATCTTGCTATAGGAGAACCAGGTCTTAGGACTGATACGGCTGAGTTATTTTTTAAGAAAGATGATGGAACGGTAGCAAAAGTTTCTGGTGGAGGAGGTGGCCCTAATTTTAAATATTTAGAATTACGCAATGCAGCAAATAATGGAGCAGCTAGTTTCCCTGGTAATGACTTTACTCTTGTTACTGCTGGAACTACGACTGCAATAAGTCCGTCAGCAGCTAATACATTATTAGTGAGTGTTTCTGGTGTTATTCAAAAACCTAATTCAGGTACATCAACAAGTGGTATTACAGGATTTATAATTGATGGATCTAGATTTAAGACTGCAACAAATCTACCTGCTGCTCCTGATTTTATTGTTTTTCAGGAGTCAGGTGGGATAGGAGAACCAAGTGACAATACGGTTACGAGTGCCAAAATAGTTGATGGAGCGATTGTAAATGCTGATATAAACGCAAGTGCAGCGATAGCAAGAACAAAACTTGCAAACGTAGATTTAGTAGATGACAGTTCACCGCAGCTAGGCGGTGATTTACAAAGTAATGGTAACGATATTGATTTTGCTAATAACGATAAAGCAATATTTGGAACAGGTAATGACCTAGAAATATTTCACGATGGAACGGACTCGTATCTAGATAACAATACAGGTGATCTTTATATACAAACCACTGGTTCTGGTGACGATATTTTAATTGAATCTGCTGATAATATAGCTCTTAAAGTACATGGTAGTGAAAATGGTGTAGTAATCTTAGGTGATGGAGGAGTAGAGCTATATCACGATAACAGTAAAAAGTTTGAGACTACAAGTGCTGGTGTATCAATAACTGGAGATATTGAATTAGGTGATAATGATGAACTTAAATTAGGTGCTAGTGGTGATTTAAAATTTGAACATCAATCATCTAGTGGTGACAGTCTAATCACAGAAGTAGGTGGTGGTAATTTAATTATTCAAGGTAGCCAAATTATAATAAGAGATGCAGGTACAGCAGAAAAACATATTGAAATGACCCAAAATGGGTCTGTAGATATATACCATAATGGCACTAAAAAGCTTGCGACAACTGCAAATGGAGCAAGCATAGATGGTGGAAGTAATATCTCTATGGATTCAAATTCAAATGGTCAATTAAAAGTAAATGGTTCTGGATATTCAGGTGCTATTGCATTAGATGGTAGTGCGATGAACATTTACCATAACTCTAGTTCTAGAGGAATAATATTCGGTATTAATGAAACTGAAAAAGTAAATATCGACACTTCTGGTCACTTAAATGTTCCTAACGATTCAGGTAGATTAAGACTTGGAACAAGTGCAGATCTACAAATTTATCACGATAGTAATAACTCTAAGATTACGCATGATGGTGCTGGTGGATTATATATAGGAGCAGATACCTTTGCACTGCAAAAAGGCGATCATAGTGAAACTTATATTTCTATGACTGCTAACGGAGCAGTAGAGCTATATCACAACAACAGTAAAAAGTTTGAGACTACAAGTGATGGAGTTAGTATTACTGGTCAGACTGTTATTAGTAATGATATAAAAAGTGGTACTGATGATCCTTTTATTTATAGTTTTAAAGGTGGTTCTGATGGACAAGTACGATCAGGAATAGAACTTGATGGCACTAATCAACGAATAGATTTTTTTACTGGCACGAATCAACGTATGCGTATAGATTCGTCTGGTGATTTAAGAGTTGGCAGAATTTTCAGTAACATTACAAGTGGAGGTGCAAACGTAAGAGTCCAATCTGATGGGTTACTGCAAAGAGATACATCTTCAAGACGTTATAAAAATACTATTGAAGATGCAACACATGGTTTGGCAGATTTAAACAAGCTTAGATCGGTTACTTATAAAGGTAATAATGATGGAGATACTATTTTTGGTGGTTTAATTGCTGAAGAAGTCCATGATGCTGGTTTAATTGAATTTGTAGATTACAACAGTAACAATGAACCAGATGCTTTGAGATATGGGAATATGGTTTCTTTGTGTATAAAAAGCATTCAACAACTATCTGCTAAAGTTGAAACTCTTGAGGCTGCATTACAGGAAGCTATAGGTAGAATTGAAACATTGGAGGCAAAGTAAATGACACTAACACAAGTTACTACTGAAGGCATTAAAGATGGAACGATTGTTTCAGCAGACCTGGTAACGAACCAAGATTTTACAATTAATTCTGTAAATATTGGTAAAGGAGCAAACTCTGTTGCTGGTAACACTGTTCTTGGAGAAAATGCTTTAGATGCTTCTGTTACTGGAGCAAATAATACTGCTATTGGTAAAGATACACTTACCCTTTTAACTTCTGGAGGTAATAACACTGCAATCGGAAGTGAAGCATTAGAGGATAATACAACAGGAAGTTTTAATGTTGCTATTGGTAGACAGGCACTAAAAGATAATACAACAGCAAGTAATAATATTGGGATTGGAAGGGCTGCGTTAGGACTAAACACAACTGGAACACAAAACGTAGCTGTGGGAGCTTTAGCCTTAGATGCCAACACCACTGCAAATAATAATACAGCCGTAGGTTATAACTCATTAACTGCAAACACAACTGGAGGAGCAAACGTAGCTGTTGGTGCTAACGCTTTAGATGCCAACACTACAGCAAGCAACAACACTGCTGTAGGTAGGAATGCGTTGGGTGCTAATACAACTGGAACTCAAAACACAGCCTTAGGTTCTCAGGCTTTAGATGCTAATACAACTGGAGATTTTAATGTTGGCATTGGTGTAAATGCTTTGGGATTAAATACAACTGGTGAACAGAACATAGCTATAGGAGATGGTTCATTATCATCTAATAGCACTGGAGATCAAAACACAGCCGTTGGACAAAGTTCTTTAGCATCAAACACAACAGCTAATAATAATACTGCCGTTGGACATGATGCCTTACTATCAAACACAACTGGTTCAGAAAATACAGCAATCGGTAGTGAGGCTTTAGAGAACAATAGCACTGCTGATTCAAATACAGCGGTTGGATTTAGAGCATTAGAGGAAGCTACTACAGGTTCCTCCAATACAGCAGTAGGTAGAGATTGTTTAGAGGCTAATACAACAGGAGCATCTAATACAGCAATAGGTAGAGATGCACTTAGTTCTAATACAACAGCAAGTAATAACACAGCAGTAGGTCTTTCAGCTTTACTATTAAACACAACTGGAGCCAAGAATACTGCTATTGGATCGACTGCATTAGATGCCAATACAACTGGTGAGGCTAATACTGCTGTAGGACAAACAACTTTAGGTTCAAATACTACAGGAAATGCTAATACAGCTTGTGGTAGAAATTCTTTATCTTCTAATACTACTGGAAGCAATAATACAGCTTGTGGTACTCAAGCGTTATTCGCAAACGAAACTGCTGATAACAATACTGCTTTTGGTGCGAATGCTTTACTTTTTAACACAACTGGAACGCAGAATGTAGCGGTTGGAGCGTTTGCTTTAGATGCTAATACAACTGCAGATAATAATATTGCTCTTGGTTATAATGCTTTAACAGCAAACACAACTGGTACTTCTAATACCGCAATAGGTACTGTTGCGTTATTCTCAAATACTACGGCAGATAATAATACAGCAGTAGGAAGAAATGCTTTGCTTTTAAACACAACTGGTACACCGAATACTGCTGTAGGATCTTTTTCGTTGCAATCAAACACAACTGGTGCATCTAATACAGCACTTGGTAGTAGTGCTTTACAGGAAAACACAACAGGTTCTAATAATACTGCACTGGGTAGAAGTGCATTGATTTTAAATACAACTGGTTTTCAAAATGTAGCAGTCGGTAATTTTACTTTAGATGCTATTACAACTGGTAATTCTTGCACCGCAGTGGGATATGCCGCTTTATCAGCCAATACAGCAAATAACTGTTCTGCGTTTGGTACTAACGCTCTTATTTCAAATACTTCTGGTGTAGATAATAATGCTTTTGGTGTAGCAGCTTTACTTCTAAATACTACAGGAATAAGAAATGGTGCATTTGGAGTTTCTTCTTTACAAAATAATACTACAGGAAGTTCTAATAATTCTTTTGGATATGCTGCTTTACAATCAAACACAACAGGCAACGATAATACAGCCGTTGGTCATACTGCTTTATTTGCAAACACAACTGGAGCTAATAATGTAGCTGTGGGATCAGGAGCCTTAGATGCCAACACTACAGCGAGTGATAATACAGCAGTTGGGACAAGTACTTTAACAACAAACACAACTGGAAATAGTAATGTTGCTCTAGGATTTGACGCATTAAAATTCAACACAACTGGTACTAACAATGTTGGAATTGGTAGAGCTGCTTTATTCAATAACACAACTGCAGATAATAACGTTGCGATTGGTAGGTCTGCTTTAATAAGCCTTACAACTGGATCACCAAACGAAGCCATCGGTACAGATGCTTTAGATGCCTGCACTACAGGACATTTTAATTCTGCTATTGGTAATGGTTGTTTGGGTAGTGTTACTACTGGTCTTAGAAATTGCGGTATAGGCATAAACGCAGGTCAAAATGTTACAACTGGCAGCACTAATACCTGTATAGGCATTGACGCTGGACAAACTTTACAAACAGGAAGTAACAATACATTTTTAGGTTTTGGTGCTGGAATTGGTGCTAGTACTAGCCAAGCAAATGAAATAATTTTAGGTAACTCAAGCATTGGAGCCTTAAGATGTCAGCAACAAACAATAAGTGGTTTATCTGATAGGAGAGATAAAAAAGATATTGAAGATTTAGCTATTGGTCTTGACTTTATAAATACTCTAAAACCAAGAAAGTTTACTTGGCAGATGAGATCAGCAAGTGCTAATGACGGCAAAACTCAAGCTGGATTTATTGCTCAAGAATTACAAGAATCTGTTGGAGAAAATAAATATTTAAATCTTGTCGATAATTATAATGATGAAACTTTACACGCTGCTATGGGTAATCTTATGCCTATTGTAATAAAAGCAATACAAGAATTATCAGCAAAAGTCACAGCCCTCGAAGCAGGGTAAACTGTAAACAAATCTATTTCTAAATATGGAAGAAAGAACCTCAGATGAAATCGCAGCAATCTACTCTGCTGCTGGTGATAGTGTAACTGTCATCAATACTGCCAAGGAATCAAATGAAACTGACGATGACTACAAAGACAAGATCAAGCGAAATGTAGAGCATCTTGAAATTATTAAGGCTTATAAAAAACTTGATGAAACGACTTCTATTTGGACATCAGAAGATTTTACTGCAATAGATAAAGCTATTGATGATGGTAAAAAGGTGTATTCCTAAGTTGCAACAATAAAAAGTAATTAATATAATTAATTTAATTATTAATTTTATATGTCAATCGACCCACAGCAAAAGCTAGAAGCACTTAATTCTGAATTACAGCAAATAGTAGATAATTACAATAAAGCAAGTCAGGTAGTAGAAAACTGTAAACAAAAAATATTTGAGTTAAAAGGTGGCATTGCTGCTGTTGAAGATATTCTTAAACCTGACGAAGAAGAACAACAAGCTATTTAATTTTATTTATCATCTGACGTTGCATTAAGCCTAACGTGACGTACAAAGGTGTTAAGCCTATAATTAGAAATAACACAGCTATTGTCATAACAGACATAGCCTTAATTAATGCAAAACGTACCATGTTTCAAAAGATAGCTAATGTTTTGAGTGTTCTCTCATTCATAATGGTAACTTCAGTTATAGGAGGAGGGTACTTTGGATATAAGTATGTAACATCTGAGCAGTTTAAGGCAAAGATGATGAATCAAGTAATGGGTAATGTAAAAGGTATGATGCCTAACGTATTAGAGAAAGGTTTACCAAAAACAACAGGACCATCTATGGCTATTCCTAAATTAAAATTATGAACTGTTGGCACTGTCAGACAGAATTAATCTGGGGCGGAGATCAAAGCATTGATGAGAACTGTTTACCTCATTTACAGGATGACTATTCAATGATTACCAATCTTTCTTGTCCTAAATGTCATTCTGATATAGAGGTTTTAATGCCAAAATATGCCTACGATTGATATACCCGAAATACATATCCCTGACATAGAAATACCACAAGTTTACGTTCCACAAGTATCGTTACCTGGATATGAACCTTTAAATGTAGAAACTATAGGTTGTAAATACTTTCATCGAGACGTTAAAAATACTGGTAATAGAAATTTATTAATAGAAGATTCAAACGGAGTTATAAGTAACTGTCCATATCCGTCTTTTATACCAATGAATTATCAAGCAGATCAACTGATTATTGTCGAGGAAGCTGCTGTTGTAAATGACGAACCAGCAAAGCTACCTGAAGGTAAACCACCTCAAGCAGAGATACCTAAAGAAGAAAAGAAGGAGGATGTATTTGTAGAATGTCCTGGTAAAAAAGATCAAAGAGTAGGAGATTTTCGTAACGAAAAGAA